GTCACGGATGACCGTGCAGCTACTGGGGGCTGATGGCAGGTCACGGGTCCAGGTAATGGGCACCAGGCCGACCTTGGACAGCCGAACGGTGCGCTCGTTGCACGCAAAGCCATTAGCCACGAAGCGAGCGGACTGAGCGCCGCGTTTCTTCTTCAGCCGTGGGCCTTTGACCTTTGGCCCCTTGCGGCGACCAGAGATTGAGGACAGGTGATTGCTGATTGCCTGGTGCAGGTCACGAAGCGCCTGTTGCACGGCGTGACTGTTCACTTCAGCCAGCCAGGGCTTGTCCGTGGCCTTGGCTTCAGTCAGGCAGACCTTCTGCAGTAGGCCTCGCTCCTCCTTGCCGTAGTTGTGGCCATCCCGGTAGCGGGCAGTACGCAGGCGCAGTGCATCGTTCCAGACGGAACGACAGCAGCCGAACAGGCGAGCCAGGGCCTGCTCCTGGTGGGGATGCGGATACAGGCGGAAGCGGTAGCGGAGACGGGGCTTGGAGTCAGGCATTGCGAAGCGCTCGATTGTGCTGACGGGCCGCGTGCTTGAGGGATCGAACGGCTCGGCGGACCCCGGGACCGTCTGGGTCATCGCCGTCCTTGTACGCATAAAGAGCCATCTGGGCAGAGCACAGCTCGATGTCTGAGGGGGTGATGCGCCTTGTCAAATCAAACCAACGCCCCAAGGGGAACGGGTCAAACAGCTCGGTAGGCATAGGATGGGCTGGCAATGGACACAGCGTAACACCGATGGAGCAACGACAGCACATGCTCAGGGTGAAGCTCTCCGACACCGAAAAGGAAAAGCTGGAAGCCGCAGCTGCAGCCAGGGGCTGGAATGTCTCCCAGCTGATCCGAGACTTCATCTGGCAGCTGCCGGAAAAGCCGGCCTAAAGGCCGGGGCTCGTACCCCAGAACAGCCGTTGGTCGCCCTAGCCTGCCCCCGTATCATTAGTTCGAGTCACTACTGAACCGTATGCGTGCCCTAGAGCGTCTCCGCGCGGCCGTATCAATGGCCCCGCAGCGGAAAGCTGTCACGCTGCCCGATGGATCTGAATTTGAGTGGTGGATGAGCCCGCTTACGTTGGCGCAGCGTGCCAAGGCGCGGAAGCTTGCCGGCAGTGACGACGCCACCGCATTTGCCCTGCAACTGTTGGCGATGGTGGCCAAAGACGAGAATGGTCAGCCGTTGTTTGTACCTGCGGAGCTGGCTGAGCTGCGTAACGCCATCCCGGCCAAGATCGTGGACGAAATGCTCCTGTGCATGTTGGATGCTCAGAAGAAGGATGAGGACGAGGAGGAAGAAGAGTTTGACCCAAAAGCATCCGACAAGCCTTCAAGGAAGACAGCTTCCTGAGCTTTCAGTTCATGCTGGCGGAACGCCTGCACATGACCGTGGGTGACCTTCAGGAGCGGATGACCCCAGAAGAGTTATCACTCTGGGCTGGTTACCTCGACTACCAGCATGAGCTACAGGTTGAAGCGCAAAGGAAGGTACAACGCCGCCGATAAACTGGGTCTACGGTGAACGGCAATCGTGGCCCAGTACAGCGTTGATATCGTTGCCAGGGCGCTAGGCGGCAGTCAAGTTGATCAGCTTGCCAAAAGCTTCCAAGGTGTTGAGCAGGCTGCGGTTAAGTCGCAAAAGGGAATTGACGGCGCGGCGAATAACATCCGCAGCATTAAGCCCGCGGCTCAGTCCGCAGCCACTGGGATGCAGGGCTTGGGGGCTGCGATCCAGGCTGCATTAGGGCCGCTCTTGGCCGTGTCAACGGCGTTGGGTGTCCTCAAAAAGGGCCTTGACACGGCGTTTGAACGCGGTGCTGCTGAGCAAAAACTCAAGAATTTCACCGATAGCGCTGGTGAGTATTCCGCGGCGTTAGCTGTGGCGGCGGACTCGGCCAATAAGTTCGGCATGTCGCAGACCGAGGCAACTACCGCTCTGGCCGACGTTTATAGCCGCTTGAAGGGCTTAGGTTTTGGCTTGAAGGAGACGTCTGAGATTTACCAAGGCTTCAATGCCATCGCTATGCAGTCGGGGACGACCGCCGAGGATGCGTCTGGTGCGTTCCTGCAGTTAAGCCAAGCACTGGGCAGCGGCAAGCTTCAAGGCGACGAGCTGCGGGCCATCCTGGAGCGGATGCCGACTTTGGCTCAGGCCATTGCCCAGTCCATGGGCGTTAGCGCGGCAGAAATCCGCAACATGGGTCAAGAAGGCAAGATCAGCAGCGAGGTGATTTATAAGGCTTTGTCCCAAGCTGCGGCGGAGGCCGACAACTTTGGGAACAAGCTCAACGCACAGCAGCAGGCGATGAAGAGCCTGTCTCAAGTGGCAGACCAACTGCTGAACAGCATTGGTCAAGTGTTCGCACCGTTTGTGATTGCAGGCGCCGAGGCGTTGGCTGCAGTTGGCCAGAAGCTTGCGGATTGGTGGGGTTATCTCGGCAATGTGATCTTCCCGGCAGTGATGAAAGCGCTTGAACCACTGCGGGCGGCACTGGCTAATGCGTTCGCTGACATTGATTTCAGCGTGATCATTGACGTCGTTCAAAACGTCCTGATCAAAGGTATGCAGATGGCAATTGGCGTGATTGGGAACGTCGCCACTGCCCTTGCTGCTGTTGTCAACTGGTTTAAGGAGCTGTCCAACAACGCAATTATTCAGGGCCTTGTTGGCGCGATGGGTGCGATTGTTGAAAAGCTCGGCCTGGCTGGTAGCAAAGTCAAAGACTGGAAGCAAGAGCAGGAGAAAGTGACGGATGAGGCGGCTTCTAGCTTGGACAACTACAGCTCGATGCCGGCGCCAATTGAGGATGCGAAGGAGAAGGCAAAGGAACTGAAGAAAGCGCAGGAGGGGATTACCGAAGCCATCAAGCAAGCAGTGGCGGAAGCAGATAAACAGGCGCAGTCAATGACAACTGCTGTCAATGAGCAGCTAAGTCTGACGGAAGCGCGCTTGAAGGCTGAAACTGCTATCAATGACGTACTACTACAACAAGCAGAACGGCAGTTAGAAACAGCAACTAACGAGAAGGGCCGCGTTGATGCGGCCAAAAAGATTCACTACATTACTATTCGCAACGCAGAGCTAGAGCTGCGAGCGACAAATGCCGCGATCGAAGCGGAGACACGCAAGGCACAGATCGCTCTTGAGTCGGCGCGAATCAAAGCCAAGGAGGTTGAGTCTGTTGTTCTACTTGCTAAGGCGCAAGGTGCTGTGACCGAAGCCCACGCTGAAGCATTGGCAGCACAGCGCGAAGCCGTGGGCCTGGCTGAGCGCCATCTGCAGACGACGACAGCAGTAGCCGCGGAACAGTACAAAGCCGCTCAAGCTGTCTATGAAGGCAAGGTAGCCGCCGCTGATGCCGCGTATCAGCAAAACATTGTCGCAAAGAATACGCAGACTGCCGCCACTGCTGCAGGAGAATTTGCTGGCAACATGGAACGTGCAGCGGCAGCAGCAAAGAAAGCGGCGGCTTCGATCTCAGCAGTGCAAGGCATGTCAACCGCCAAGGCCGTGGGAGTTGGGTATGACTTCGGAGCCGCCGGCAACAATCAGGCGTTCAAGGCAGCTTATGAAACAGCCTTGGCCAAGCTGCAGCAGGACTTGGCCAAAACATTTGTCAGTGTTGACGAGTCTCAACGCAGGCTCAACGAGCTAAATAAAAAGTTCTTTGATGCTGCTTCGGAGTACAACAGGCGGTACTGGCAGGAGAACAATAAGAACATGATGGAGTCTTGGCGCAAAGGCGGCGGCGCTCCGCTGCCTGCTTATGCCTCCGGTGGCTATGTAAGTGGCCCACAGGTTGCAATGGTGGGTGAAGGCGGTGAACCTGAATACATCATCCCCAAGTCGCGCATGGATGATGCGTTAGCCAACTATGCCGCTGGCAAGCGTGGCAATGCCGTACTAGGCGCTCCGTCACAGATCAACCTGACCTATAGCGGCAACATCATTCGCCAAGACCAAGGTGATTATCTGAGCACCAGTGCCGTGCCGGGCATTGTGAGGCAAGCTGTGGATCAGACCATCAGCACACTGGGGCGTAATCCAGGTGCCCGTCGTAACGCAGGAATTTCCTGATGACGACTCAAAGCACTGCTGCTTTCATGGTCATCCGCCAGAAGAATGGCACCGTTGTGCGGCAATGGCAAAACCGTTGGTCGCAAGCGGTAGATGGGCATCAGTTCATGCCGTTTCGCATTGATG